ATCTCGTCTAATAATATCGTCTGCAGAATGACCGTGCTCGCTATCGGAACAGTATATGTGGTGCTGGATGTTGTCGCTGGGTTGTCTATCCCGGCATAAGTAACCGCACAATAAACTGTTACGCCCGAGGTTGCGGAACAAAGCGTTGTTGCCAGAAGCGTAGTCGATCCTCTTTTGAAACTTGTTGCTATAGTAGATTGGAAAACATCAGCACTTGCTAGTGCATTAAATTTTATCAAGTTGACGGCTGATGTCGGTGTAACGGCGAGTGATCCACCTGACGCGCTGTAGACCGTCTGCACTACGCCGCCAGGTTTCGGGGTGCTGGGGCCAGCAACCTGCAATGTGGTGCAGGCCGATGCCCACGAACCGGCTGTCGCTAGCCCGGAAGAGTAGTCGCAATAGCCGACGATGCGGACCGAGTCGCTCGACACGCCGGTTGTGGAATAAAGCACCCCCGATGTTGCCGCTAGTCCAGTGATTGTAACTGTGGTTTTCCCGGTCTGCTCCCACGCTGCGCATGGGAATATCTGCGTTGTGCCGCTGCAAACGGCCACACCGAGTTCAGGTGTCCCGCCGTTGAGCTCTAAGAATATCCAAAGGCGGAATGGCACGCTGTTGGATGTTCCGAGTGTGGCCCCTGACGGCACTACGATCGAGAGCGCCGAGGTGATCGCAGCCCACACCGGAGTGCCGGTCGCTAGCGTTGCTGATCGGAGGGGCACCGATACCGGATTGCTCGCGCTTGGTGCTGATCCGTTCGCGCCGACCACATTGATGGTGAGAGCGCTGCTACCAGCGCTTGCGGTGAGCCCGAGATTGACGGGCATGTCGAAGCCGTAGGGCGGTTGCGCCGTCGAAACCGAAAACACGCCAGCGCTGAGATTTATACCCCATCCGGCCGTTGTCGCGCCGAGCGTGCCGCACTGATAGCCGGTATTGGTGAGCCACTGCAGCGCGTTCGTTGCTCCGCTGCAGGATGGCATCACCAGATCGGCGATCGCCGTCGACGCGGCTGCGCCCTTGGTTGTGTTCTGGGTCGCCACTGCCATCTTCGCGTTGGTGACGACTCCGGGCTGGATCGTGGTGCTCGTGGTGCCGGCCGAGCTAGCGACGTCGCCCGTGAACGCCGGCATGACGGTTGCCCCGAACGATCCGCTGTTGACCTCGCTCGCGTTGATGCTTTTGTTGGTCAGCGTCTGGGTATCGGATATCCCAACGAGATTGCCGCTTCCGGGGAAGGTCTGCGCTGCTCCGAGCACCTGAACTGGACCGGTAAAGTTGTTAGTTCCGGTCCAGGTGTTGGTGCCGCCGACCGTTACGAAGGCTCCGCAGTCTTTGAGCAGCGTTCCAGTTACGTTGTTCCAGCAGGCGGCATCGTTGACCACGCTGGTGCCTGGCCCAAGGATACCGCCGATCGAGAACGGGAACGGGTAGGCCACTCCGTTGACGTTGAATGCGAGCGGCAGCGCTGACGCAGCTCCGCCAGCGCCATATGTGATCAGGCCGCCGCCCTGTGCGTTGGCATCAAGGCAGAAATAGTGGTAGCCGCCCGGTGTGGTCGTTGGGTTGTCGAGGAAGCAGCTATGGCTTCCCAGCGGTCCCGTCCCCGTCGTTCGGTTGACCTGCAGCAACTCGCTCAGCCCGAGGCCTGGGCCTCCGCCGCCCGCAGAACCGCTGTCCTGCACCACTGGCTGGCTAGTGCCTTGCCCGACATACATCGGGACGTGGCCGGGCGTAGTTGCTCCGCCCTGCAAGATGGCACCCTGCCCCCACGCGGTGGATCCCACCGCGAGGAAGGCAAGGGCGATCAGTGCTCGTGCGAGCCGCATAGAACGTCCCCTCAACGACAGAGACTGACTATTGCTGCGGGACCGACGGCGACACCACCGGCGGCACTGGCGTTGCAGGTGGGATCTCAATCGGGGCAGGCTGAGGATTGCGATCCGCGATGATCTCGTTGCGGTCCGCCGCGTTGAACGGCACACCGTTGGCGATTTCTTCGGGCGTACGCCATTCGGCTTCCGGCGCGCCTTCGGCCATGAGACTGCGCGTGGTGGGCCCGGTGCTGGCCGCATGTTGGGCCTTGTAGTCGGCCAGCATCAAAGCCGAGAGTTCGGCACCTGGAGCTAGCATTTTCCGGAGCTCGGCAAACTGCCCGTCATCCAGCGTCTTGGCTGGTTGCTGCTGGCTCTTATTCACCAGATCGGCAAGGAACGCCTGAAGGTCATTGAACTGCGCTGCGGTCATCACGACAGCATTGGTGATTGGAACAGGTACGTGATCGTCAAGGTGCAGGGGCATGGCTAGTCTTCTCCTTTGCCTTCGGTGGTTTCCTCGTCATCCGAGGTGATTGAGAGGTCTTCGATCTGAGCTTCCAGTCTACAGCTTTTTCGGTCGCTATTCTCATCCGCGCTCACGCTGGTAACCCTAGCCATGAAGTGGCCGTGGAAGATACCACCGACAAAGGCATCGGCGTGATCAATCTTGAGCTTTTCGAGTTCCTTGTCAGTCAGGGTGATGCGTAACCCGAATGGGTACTCCGGCCGCATCGGCATCGGCATGGGGCAGCAGGCGTCGAGGGAATCCTCGTCGTCATATTCCATCGACGTTAGCGGCCTAAGTGGCATCGGCTGTTCCTACGCTGCCGCCGGCATCTGTGGCTGTGGCATGCCCGGAGGAGCGCCACCGGGGGCTCCGCCTGGGGCTGGGGCGGCACCTTCAGCGCCGGGGGCCGCCGGTGCCGCACCCTGCGCGAGCTCCTGCATCTGCTGGTCGGCCATGTCCTTGTGCGCCTTCTCGTGGCGCGAGTTCATCTTGCGGTGCTCCTCACGGTGGTTGCCGTGCATATCGCGCCGTTCCGTCTCGTGCGTCTTGTTCATGGCTTCGCGCGCCTCGGCGTGGCGCTCGTTGATCGACTTTGCGGCCGGTTCCGCAGGCTCATCGCCTTCGGCCGCCGCTTCCTTCTTGGGCTCGGTGCGCTCCTCTTTGGCGCTGCCCTCCTTGCCCTCTTTCTTTTCGTCGCCGCTGCGGTGCTTCTTAGAAGCAGGATGGTCGTAGATAGCCGAACTGCGGCGTTCTTTTTTTTCATCCTTAGCCATGTTGCTTCTCCTTGTGCATATTTTGATGGGCTTCCAGGTAGTCAGCCGCCATACGGCAAGCGGCCACACTGTCCTTAAATGCTCCTAAAGCCATATTGCATGGCTTACAAAGTATTCCACGAATTGCATGCCGCCCCGCAGCGCGACGCTTATTTCCATTGCTCATTTGTCTATCGTGATCCACGCACAGCATCTCGTTTTTTGGCGGCTTGCATTTGCAAATGGCGCAGCCACCGCCCTGATTAGCCAGAATTTCATAATATTCCCGCTCTGTTAATCCGTAGAAATACTTTAATTTTCCTTTGACGTGGTAGCCTGGATTTTCGGCGCGCCACTTTTGGCCTGCTGCTCTCGCCACTGGCCGATAGCATGTCTTGCATTGGTGCCAGCGCCCATTTTTGTTTCTCTTATAATTGTTAAATTCAGACAGCGGCTTAACAATGCCGCACTTGGTGCAGCGCTTCTCCAATAGAGCGCCGGCGAGTGACACGACGCTGAGCATTGGCTGATTAGTCATGCCGGCTCCGGGGATTGTCGTATAGCACCGATTTCTTCTTCCGCTTGTGTGACATACCCATCAGGTTGGTGGCAAGCCTAGCCTCTTTCCCCAATGTGCCGGGCGCGCTGTCTTCCTTCTCGGCGTAGGCCTTCGTCGACATGCCGGCCTCTTTGGCCTTTTCCTTGAACACGCCGCGGCGCTCTTTTGGCACCGCCGCTTTAATCCAGTTCTTTTTCTTGGCCGGTTCGGCCATCGGTGTGGTCCTACTAGATAGATCGGCCATTGAGAGACTGGCCATTAGTGTTTCCTGTGCGGAAATTTGCCCTTGATGTTCTCGTGGACAAACTTCCCGATCGAGTGATCCGGCTTCCCGTCGCCGTGAAGCGACGCGTGAAGGTCCGGGGACACGCCATCGTACGAGTAGTGAGCGCCACCCCTAAAGCGAACATGCAAAACGCTGCGCGCCGCGTCATATCCCACAGCCTCGACATTACTCGATTTTACGGGGTTCATATGGATGATCGGCACTTCAGTCATTTCGTCTCGATCGTGGGTGGTCATATAGCGGGGACTTTTTCCGTTGTAGCTTGTTTCCCGTCTTGTTCGCAGTGGCGATGGCTGTGCCCTCGGGCACTCCGGCCTTCACCATCGCGGTCGCCTGTGCCGCTGCCTTGGATGCCGCTTCGCCACTCAGCTTTTTATTGTGCTTTGTGGAGAAACTCTTGGCGTCCCACGGCACGACTAAAGTTCTCCTCTTGGCCACGCGGCGGGATGGAGGCGATCTTGCGCTCCACATACTTCAGGCGATGAAACTGGTACGGATCGAACGGGAATCGGGTGAAGGCTGCCCTCGCCGTCTCCAGTAATTCGGCCGTAGGATGCTTGGCCCCGTCGAATACGCGCGCCATCATCAGGTCCGACGAGATCGAAGCCCATGCGAACCACAGGCCTGCGGCTAACAAGATACCCCGCCACGATAGCAGCAACAAATCCGCTAGCCGGAACGTGGAGAGGAAAGGAGACGAGCGCCTCGACGCAAACGGCAAAGAATAAGGCTCTTTCGGCATTGGTGCCTCGGTTTCCGGTAAATGCCACGATCGGTACGGTCAGGAGAGCCAGCCCCATGATCCCGAGCTCCGCAATTGCCTGGAGGGCGTCGCTGTGCGCGAACTCCTCCTGCGGATAGGACGCCTGGAACCAACCCAGGCCGTGGCCGAACTGCGTCCATGAAGCGATGGTGGTGAGCCAGAGCACCAGCCGATGATCGGCAGAGCCGAGCTTCCCTTGGCCGAGAATGAATATAGCTGCCACGCCGGCGGCGATGAGGCCTGCTGCGATAGCTGCGGTCTTGATGTTGGATGCTGGGCGGTAGGCATAGAGCGCGCCAACGGCCGCCACGAATAACGCGATGCGCGAATTGCACATCATAAGCGGGATCAAACAGGCGGCGGCGATTAGCGGGCGCGGCCGAGCTATCGCCCAGACGAAAACCAGCGCGGAGAATTCGGCGAACACCTCGCTGTTTCCGAACAACCCGGTCGGCGCCGCGCCGAACATACCGTCTCTGCCCATGTCGCTCGGGGTTGATATCTGAAATAGCGCAATAAACGAGGAAAGCACCAAGCCTGCACCGACACCGTGCATGACATCATCGAGCGTTTTGAGATTGGCGCCCGCGATAAGGGTGACGCATAGCATCACCACGAACATTAACTCGAGGTATCCACCCATCGGGTCCGGCGACGCCCATGTGGTAGCCATCGCCGCCGCAGCGAGCAGGAGAGCTATCGCCCAGAGCACACTGCCTCGCACCGCTCTCGGATCAAGCGTGGCCAGGAGCGGCACTCCGACGGCGATCGCGGCCCACCTGGTGAGATAAGTTGGGGAGAGCATGGTCGGTACGAAAGCCGAGGTAACAACAAAACCCAGGATTCCCATTGAGTGATCGGCGAGCCACTTTCGTGCCCCACCGATCAGATCGAATGTTCCTCGCAGGGCGATATCCATCGTCTTGTTAGTCTCGGTCCCATGTCTGGTTTGACGCGGAGTAGAGGTAGCAGGCCCCTGCATTGGCGGCCAGGGTTGTCACGCCCGCGTTGATGCCGGTGGTGGTGCAGGACCCGCTGGAGGCTGCGGTGCAAACGCCGATCGTGGTGATGGCTGCGGTCGAGAAGAAGCAATTTCGCGTCCCGTCAGAAGGCGCGGTGTTGAGCACCATGTATCCGTAGGCAAGGGTGCCCGATGGTGTGAACGAGGCATAGGTCACGGTGTCGGTGAAAGTGTAGACGAATCCCGTGGCTGGCGCCGACGCTGGTGATTTGTAGTATCCGTACGTGTTGCTGACCCGGTTAGGGATCGTGTACTGGCTCTGCGCTGTTGGCTGACCTAACGGCACGACCTGCATGAGGTCGGTCGGGTGCAGGATTGAGACGGTCGGGACCGGCTGCACCTGCGAGAGAACGACGCCGGTAAGCGCCAGGAACCCGATGGCTGCGCCGATCAGGATTTTATTGAGATGCTTCATGGGTCTTTCTCCGTTGATGCCGTAGCGAGGCTGTTAGCCGAGGACGAGATAATTATAAACCGATGTGTCGCTGGTTCCGCATATGACGGTGAAGCCTGTTCCCGCCGTAATCGTGGAGATATACAGGGCCGTGCTGACGGTGCCACCTACGGTCTTGAGCGTCATGTCAATGATTGAATTAGCCGTGACGTTCGTATTGGAGACTGTGATGGTGCCCGCGCTCGTGCAGGTGTACGTGCCGCCCGTTGCGCGCACAGCCGATGACTGCGGGCCACCCTGGAAAGAGAATGTCCCACCGACGACGACTGGTGAGGTTAGGATTTGGCCTGGAGACTGGGCGAGGGCTACTTCGGCGATCCGGCCAAGAGAGAGGGCCGCGACCACAATAATGGCCAGCGTGCCTAGGAATTTCATCAACTCTTTCATCGTAGTTCTCCGTTAATTTGATCGGGCAAATTCGCCGAAGGCTTTATCTGCTGCAACTACATAAGCAAATTGTGCTGCCGCTGGGCAGTCGAATTGCCCAAGAAACTTTTTCTTATTATTCACTCCTATAGCCGCATACCAAAATTTCTTTTTTGGTCGCCAATAAACACCCTTGAAGCCGCTCGTATTGTTGCTTGGCGGCCGTGTATTAGCTCTGTTTTGCGATCTTGTGCCGAGCCTAATATTATTCCACCTGTTGTTGCCTTTATTCAGATCGCGATGATCGGGCTCTTTTACTGGCCATTTACCCGTCATGTAAAATACTGCAAGACGGTGCGCACGATATTTCTTGCCGTCTACGCGGATGCGAATATATCCGCATTCGTTCTTGCCCCCGGCGATGTCGCCGATTTTTGTTTTTTGAGCAGCCCTAGTCAGGCGCGTAAAATCGCCTGTTTCATGGTCGTAAAAAAGAAGATGTTTCAGTCTCTCGACTGTTAGAATATTCATCATTCCTAGCTCAAAGGCCCGATGGCGAGCGATTCCGCAGCCCCGCCAGTCTGACTGATCCGATAGTTGATGGCTATTATGGGCGCTACTTCGACAAGGGTGAATTCGATACAGTTGAGGCGATATAGCACATTCCTTTCCGGCTCGCCGAATGTCAGCGAGACCGATGAAAGATCAATGTACTGGGCGAGCGTTCCCGCGCCGGTGTTGCAAACCACCCAGGTATATCCGCCGTCGAAGCTGCGCTCGATCTGCACCGTGGCGTCCCACATCAACGCCGCGTCGGTAAAACTCGCCGCGGCATCTGCGCCCGTTGCTGTAATGGCCGCTCCCGTCAATCCGGAGAACGTGAACGGTTGTGCAGTGACCACCGATGGGGCGGAGGTTGGATCTGCCGAGATCGATATGGTCCCAGGATATCCTGCGGAATTAAGGTTGGCCGGGACTGCGGGCACGAGGATCGCCAGAACGGTTGTTCCTGCCGGGAGGCCTGGTCCGGCAACGGTCGCGCCTGCGAGGCCTGCGGTCGAGGCTAGACCTGAGATCTGAGCAGATGACGTGTTGGTAAGGCCATAGATCGTGACGGCCGGCAGTAACAAATTGAGGTTGGTGCCCGCGAGACCGCTGGCGATCGTTCCCGGCGGGACATTGGCGCTTTTGATGGCCGAGCCATTTGCAAAGCCCGTTCCACTTGCGACCGAGGCAGCAAGTGAACCGGCCGTGGTCGTGAGGACGTTGCCAGCAGATGCCCATAGCGCCAGGTTCATTGGGCCACGGAATGCGAATGGTTGGGTTACTCCGACGTTCTTGAAGGTGCCCTGCAGCACAGCATTCGCCTGATCTCCCGCCGGAGGGAGACCAGATGCCGCAATGCCAGCCGGTGCCGGAATTCCCATCTTCGTCCTCTACCAGCCTCGCGGCTGGAATTACGCAGTCTGCCGCGCCGGTTCCATGACGGTGCCGAGAATGCGCTTCTCGACAAACTGTCCTGGCCTGTTGCGATGCGGCACGTTGAGTCCGCCTTCGGTCGGCTGGTGGGTCTGCTCGCCAAGCGCCGCGAGCGGACGCATTGCGCGCGATCCGCTGCGCACGACAAGGCCACCGGCAGTGACACCGAGCAAAGCTGCCTCGGGCGCCGGCTTCTCGACGCTGCCGATCGAGTCCATGAATGCTGAGTGGATGCCCTTGGCCACTTCGTTGACCGGGATCATCGCCTCGTTGGGGACGCTCGACCATTCGATCACGGTCTGCCGCTGGGTGTGGTCGGGGGCGATCCAGACGGGCTCGACCAGGAGTTCGTCGAGATAGACCTTGTTGCGCAGATTGTACTGCGGGACCGTGCCCGCTGCGCGCGCTGCGATAATCATCTGCGTCATGCGCTCGCGCGCGACGATGCGTTGCTGGACGATCTCGGGTGCCACGCGCTTGCGGCCGGTTCCCTGATCGGTGAGCGAGGCAATGGCCATGGCGATGGATTCGGCGAACGCATGATCGCCCGGCTGCGCCGCCGGTCCGGTACCAACGTCGGTTCTGGCATTCGCCAGGTTGCCGAGGATCTGGGCGCGCAGCGCTGGCAGCGCCTTCTCGACGGCTGAGGCTACCGCGTCGGCGAACTGCGGGGTTTCTTCGATCGGAATGACGTTCTTTTCTGCCTTGGCCATGGCTATATCTCTCCGGTTAAACTCTGAAGATGCTGACGCCGCCTACGTGGCGACGCCGCGATTTACGAAAGCCGCGTGTCCTACTGGACCTTGTAATTTTTCGCGGCGTATTTCTGCGCCAGATCGTCGCGCACCAGCGTGACAAGTGCGAAGTTGATATTGCCCGCGGTCGGGGTGCCAACGGCGGTAAATAACAGCGATAGGTACCGCGGCTGCAGATTGGCGGGGAATGCCGGCAACCATGGGAACCTCGCCACAACTTGGTTCGCAGTGAGGCTGGCAATCGCGATCTGGCCTGTCTCCGCGAGTGTCGTCCAGGTCCCTGGTAGCCAGGTCGGCGTGCCAGCGTCGGGAGCCGCCTGGAGTGCGATGTTGTAGGAAGCTGCCCCGGTGACGGCATTGCCGAGTGCCACCATCAGCTCGGGCCGGAATGTACCGATGCCTTGATCGGTGCCGAAGTTCGTTACGGTACCGATGATGTTGGTCGGTGCCGTGCCCTGTCCCTGTCCGAGCAAGTCGATGACGTTCGATCGCACGGTGTTGGCGTTGCCGCCAATCAGCGAGAGCGGTGCTCCGAGCGGCACGAACGACAGGAGTGCATCAATGCGCATGGGGTAATTCCTTTCCTAAGCTCTATCTTCGTTCCGTTCGGATCAAGCGGCCTGAGATCAGGTTACACGTGATTCGCTGATGATCAACTGGTCCGAGATCTTGACCGGGATGCCGCGATAGTTGTCGGTGACGCGGCCGGCATAGTCCTCGAGGCGCAACAGCACGTTGCGGTCGCGCATGGCCTGGACGTCCATCCAGTGGCGGCCGGTTCGGTTGGTGTAGAACACCGGCCGGATTCCGGGGGCCGGATCATTGGGAGCGTCCGTCTTGGTGATGCCGGAGGTTCCTTTGCCGAGGTGCGGCGGAAACAGCATCATCTCCGCCATGGTGGCGAACAGGTCGAGCGCGTTCGGCCCGGCGAGGCCGGCGTTGGTCACGTCGATATTCGGCACACGCACAGCGTAGCGCCAATCCTGCGGGCAGATGCCGAGTTGCTGGCGGAACCACGAGGTGAACGCCTCAAACCGGTTGCCCACGGCGTCGAAGCCGGGGACGGTGTCGCCCTTGTCTTCCATCGACAGACCGGCCTTTGAGCCGCGCGGGTAAAGCCCGAAGATGGTGCGCTCACCCCAGCAGATCAGCCAGAGCGAGAGATTGCTCGATCCGGTGCCGCCGCCATCGATCACGTTCTGGGCGTTCTGGGCGTTGGCCGTGTTCACCGTATTGTAGAACGGCGAAAGGCCCATGAACTCGGCCGGCGTGAGCACGGTGTTGCCGTACCAGGTGGTCTGTTCCATCGTCTGGCCCATACCCTCGAGGAACGCGACGTCCTCGTTTTCACGGAACTGATCGATGTCGCCCGAGTCCTCGGCCAGCATCCTGTCGATCTGGCTGTAGTCTTCGAGCGAGCCCAGCGAGACGCGGGCCTTGGCGGTCGTGCTCTTGGAGTAGGGCACGCCCATGTTGTACTGGCGCCAGGCGCCGGCCGGGATCGATGTGCGGAACACGAATTCATGTCCCCCGATCTCGTTCGACTCGACCATCGGCATATCCTCGACAGTCTCGATGCTCTGCGAGAGCATCTCGGAGATATAGACTTGCTTCTGCGCGCCGTTGATACGGCTGGTGAGATCCTGCAGCGTCGGCCAACTGCCCGTTGCCATTTGAGATTTCCTTCTCTAAGAGTTGCAAGGCAATGGCAACCGTGGTATGCCCACGCCATGCCATAGGAGGTGAAGATGCCGAAGCCAACGCGCCCGGTACTGACGGCTGAATTCGTGCGTTCGATCCTTGATTATGATCGTGCGACAGGAATTTTCCGGTGGCGCTTGCGCGCTGATAGACCGAAAAAGTGGAACACGCGGTACGCCGGAACAATCGCCGGGGCCTCGGTCAAGGGCTACGTCCACATCCAAATCCCGAAGCCGACCAACTATTACGCCCATGTTCTCGCGTGGCTTTACGTATATGGAGAATGGCGCCCGGACGAGATTGACCACCGCAACCGCAAGCGGTCCGATAATCGTATCGAGAATCTTCGCATTGCGGACTATTCGCAAAATGGCTGCAATAAATGTATGCAGCGCAACAATACCAGCGGCGTGGTTGGCGTTATCTTTCATCCACAAACCGGCAAATGGAGAGCGCGAATTAACAAGAATAGGGCCGTCGTTTTTGATGCCCTGTTTGACAGCCTCGCCGCAGCGAAAAGCGCGCGCGCCGTTGCGCTGCGTGAACTTCACGGTCAATTCGCCGCTATAATTGGTTAGCGTTCTCATTGCGCTCTGTTCGCGGTGCTTCTCGGGTGATCGTAGAGAATTCTCTTGCGTGCGCCGTTCTGGCGCCCGTTGTCCGGCGGTGGTTGCGGATTGTCTGGCGGCAGGCCGGGTTCGTCGAAATAACGCGCCGCGTTGTGCAGCATCCTCAGAAACACGGGATGATCCCCGGCTCCGGTGACGCGCAGGAACGTGTCGAGCGCTTTGTGGTCGGCCGCATATTCCTTGGTGCCGGGATTCGCGGTGGAGACCAGCATGTCTCGCATGCGCGCGATCGCGCCCATCGCTGTGTCGTGGCCAGCGCCGCCGATCTGCGCGTCGCCCATAACGTCCTTTGCCCAGCTGTTGCGCGTTTCGTTGAACGCCTTGATCTGGTTCTTGAGCGTCTGATTGGCGTATTCCGTCATCGCGGTCGCGTGCATGTCGAGCAGTTTCTGCCCGGCATCCTGCGGGTTGGCGAGCGCCTCTTGGAGTGCCCCGGTAAATTCGACCATGCGCGGATTGTCTGCGGTCGTGTCCTTGAGCGCGTCCGGCATCTTGAACTTGGTGAAGTCGATCGGGGTCGGTGCCGCGGCCGCCTCTGCCGGCTTGGCTGCTGCAGCCGCCTTCTCGCCTGGCTTTTCGGCGGCCTTGGCCGCTTCTGCTGGTTTCGCCGTCTTATCGTCGGGTTTTGCCGCTTTATCGGCGACTTCTGCCGGTTTGGCGTCAGGTTTCGCGGCATCCTTGGCCGCGGCAGCCTCTGCGGCCTTCTCGAGCAGCGTCGGGCGCTCGGACGGCGGCGCATTGAGGTCGTCGGCCGCCACTACGGGGGCTGGCGCTGCCTCAGCGGCCTTCACCGGTTCCGCGGCTGGCGCCGGGGCGGCTACAGGCTCTGGCTGGGGTGCGGGGGCGGCCTCAGCGACCTGCGCTACGACTGGCGGGGGGGCTGCAGCCGGGGCCGCGGCCGGGGCCGCCCCCAGATCGAGCTGCGGTTGGGCTGGTGCTGCTTTGTCGCCGTCAGCCATTAGCTTTCATCCTTGGCTGTTCTTGGTTCTGGCATCTTGACGAATCGGGGGTCGTTTTCCTGCTGCATGAGCAGGACGTTCTCCTGGTCGATGCGCTGCCAGCTGAAAAAAATGCGAAGCCCGAGATCCTGCTCGCCGCGAGCAAACCATGTTGCCTCCGACTGGGGGAATCCGTTCGGGCCGCATGCGAATTTCGTCTCGAATGCGTGGGCGCTTTGAAGGATGCGCCAGAGTTCGCGCCGACCTGTCTTCGTGGCCAGACAGCCACGCCAGAACGTGGAGCCTTCCTTGGCCTCGAGACGGCTGCGGGTGCGCTGCTTGCGAACACCGCTCGGGCTGCCTGCGTCGACGAGGGGTTGATCCTCGACGGGAAACAGGTCGTCATGAATTTCGTTGTCTGATCGTTGATCGTCATCTGCCATCACGCCGCCGCGCTCATCGGGATAATTAGACCGCTGCGGCGCTTCTTGAATCCGTCCGGCATGAGAACTTGGACCGGTCGCGTATCGCGGTGCGGCGCCGGCGCGGCCTTCGGTAGGATCATCCCTGTGCGCCCAGTCTTGCGATTGCGCAGGCGCTCGGCCTGCTGCTGACCAGCGCGGAGATTTTCTGCGAGTTTCATGAAAAGTGGATGGATCGTGCCCTCGCGGTGCGTCACGCGCAGCCCGCTCGGAAGCTTATAACCGCGTAGCCAGTCACCGGCTCGCTTGTGGACTTCCTCCATGTAGAGGCCGATCCGGAGCCATCGTGCGTCCTGCCGCCAGTACGCCGCTTGGCGGCATGCGCCCTCGAGCAGTTTCAATTCGGCACGTAATTTTACATAGGTCGGCCCCTTCTTCGGCAATTTGGCGAGGTCTTCGCAGTGCTCTGCCGCCAGATTGAAGTTGCTGGCGAGGCAATCGAAGATTTCTACTTCTGTGAGCGCGCTCATTAGTCAGCATCTATTCTGCGATCGGGGATCGAACACAATACCTACTTGCGGGCGCGGGCAGTTTGCGGCAATATGTTCGGGCGCGGAGGGTTTGCATGGCTGAAAACGGAAAGACGCCCCGGCTGCTGTCTCGCAAGGAGGCCGCGGTCTATCTCGAAACAATCGGTTGCCCGCGCATCTCGGTGCGCACCTTGGAGAAGTGGGCGGCGAACAAGAATGCCGGCAATGGTCCGCCCTTCACAAAGATGCGAAAGGCAGTCGGTTACCAGCGTGAGGACTTAGACCAGTGGGCGTGGCGAGAAGCAAAAAGGATACTGTGACCTCTACACCGGTCGAAGCCGAGGGAAGTCTTGCAGGCTCCACGACGCATTTATTTGCAGAGCTAATTCCGGAGCCAAAATCTTATCCAGCTCAGCCTTTTGTGCAGGACTTAGGCTGGCAATAATGGCTTGTGCGTTCACGCCACCTTCTCCATCCCTGCCGGGGTGTTGTCGTTGGAGGTCATGGGTTGTAATACGCGAAGCCAGATTGGCCTGAAGCAACAAGCAAACGTTGGTATTGATTCCAACTTCCTCTAATGGACTGGAATCCCGCAATTTGCGAAACGGAAGGCAAGTCTTGCCTGGTCCCGTTAGGATGCGCAAACAAGGACCATGTGACAGCGCCAGTTCCTGTATTGTAAGTACCTTGAAATACTTCTTGTACGGTCTGACCACCTAAGCCATTCGAGTTGTTAAAAATGCCATAAATGGCCGGGTAGGCTCCAGAAGTTGGTGGTGCTCCCAACGTTAAGCTATGACAGAATGGATTTGAAGTTGGCGTGCCTACCGGCGTTGCAGTTGCTGACGCAGTATTTGCATTGGTAATATGCCAGACATTTATATTAGAACCACCCGTGAAGTAGAAAGTAATCCATAACTCATTCGGAAAACCGGGGACGGAAAGAACGAAGGGGCCGCCAGCGACAGACGCCGAGTCCGAGAATGTGACGATGGACGAGAAGTTTGCACCTGAGTCCGTCGATCTCCAAAGCGTCGCTGTTCCAGATAAGGTTTCGCAAGCCCATACTGTGCCAAGGTCTACTCCATAGCCAACGGCAAACGGTCGCGACGTAGAACCAAAATTGTATCCGCGATTCATCCAATCCCGCGCCGGAAGCCCGCTGCAAAACTGCCAAGTATTTGTTGGCGACGTTGCATTCGCGGTATAGCCAGGAACAGAGGGGCCGCTGTTGTTCGTGATACAGCACATGTGATGGTCATGATCGACTGCAACCATCTGGCCGCCAGCGGTCGTGGGTGCCAAACTCAATGTAGTGCCTGGTGAAACGGAGCTTGAGCCACCGATAGAATACGTTCCGACGCCTCCGGTCCCGGTCGTACCTCCGGTGCCGTATGCTAGGACTGTCCCATAACTTGGATAAGTGGCTACTGCCGGATAGACAACTTGGCCAACTAAAACTAAATTTCCAAGCCCTGTAACTGAATTAAATGATGTGACGGTTAGCACACCCCCCGATACGCCGCCGACGATGGACGCACACCATAAAAGATCAGGTTGTACGGCGTAGGGAACCCAAGAACCCGTTGCACCGTAACTTGGAGAATAGGAGGAATACATGCCCCCATTGTTTGGGGCGACAGCGACTTCCACGTTAACCCTTCCAACGTAGAAGCTAGAATCTGATGCCGCATATTCTAACGTTTCGCAATCTACGCGGTGTGGCGAAGGATAAAAATTAGTCGGATAGAATCCTGGTTGAAATGATGTCTGATATATTCCAACGTCCTGCGCGGCAATAACTGGATACGGAGCACCAGGGGCCTCGATCGCGTCCTGCGCAACCGTGACCTCTGTCCCACGACTAACACCGAATGAATACGTGACATTGCTGACGGCATAATTCGGAATCGTCGGAGTTGATAAGTCCGACTGCACAAACTTCCACATCGCACCTTGATTACCAGGCCACCAGCATCCACCGCTGGCATCGATCATACACGCGGTCCCCTCCGTAAAAGTAGTTGGAAACGCCCATACATGGTTGAGCCACGGGCAGTCGTATGACGGTGCATAAAGCGTCGTAGCCTCGCCGCCTGTGCCGCCACCCCAAGCTATCGTAGAACCAGTTGCTGCGTTGGAGTTGGTGGAAGTGAAGCCGTTGCCGATCCCATTCGGGCCGCTGACGCTGAGAAATCCCTGATGCCCATTGCGTGGGTCTACGACGAGCAGAGCACCAGCGTAGGAACCAGTCCATCCCGCCCCATGAGTCCAACCGCTCTGTGCGTCGAGTTGGACCCACCCAGTACCTGACGCCGTACCACGAGCAGCTGCCGGGGCGTATCTCCATAGATAGCCAGTGCCTTGCGAGCCTGCATATGATACGAGGCAGTAATAAACACCGTCATAATCCGTGTACGCCTGATGTACCGAGATATCAGAACGACCGAACGCGGTGACTGCAATCTCAGTGAAATTCTGGCCGCCGTCTAAGCTCTCAAAGATGCCGACGCCACCAACTGGGACGATGACGCGAGCCGATACGGTCTTTCCAAAGGCGGTCGTCGTGCCATAATTCTTATCAAATGCAATGCCGCAGGTGCCGCTGCCCTTCGACGACGCGGGAAATGGTGTCGAACCATCAGTAGTCGCGGCAGCAAATGTCGTGCCGTCTGTGGCGCGGTAAACACCGGCTTTTCCGCTGTTGCCATTCGCAATACCGCAATAGACTATGTTTTCATTCGCCGGGTCTACACAAACTTTTCGGGTTGATGTTTTCCACGTTCCGTTGCTGCCACCGTCCGTAATGAGCATAGTGACGGCTGATTTTGTCCAAAGTTGCCCTGAGTTCGTTGAGTAATAAAGTGCCCAACTAAAGGTAGGGCCGCCGTCGTCAGCAAAAATTGCGTAGAGGTTTGTCGTCAGCGTCGGAGCAATAACAAGCTCGTAGGCACCGTTGTAAGTGCCGTTTGCCCCTGCATAGCCGGAACCAAGCGACGCATAGGTTTTGAGTGGTAACCATTTCTGAGCAGGATCAGTTATCTGTGCCGACGTCCCAGAAAATATATAAGCGTTGCCAACATCGGTACGCACAACCATTGTGCCGTCTGGCGCTATATCAAATCCAACTATCAGTCCACCACAGCCCAGTGGAAGCGTGTTCCATCCGTGGCCGATAGGAATTGCTGTGCTTGCCCCATGAGGAAACCAAGCCTCTGCCTTGCGCGGCATCATGCCAAGTGCAGCGGCTCCCGCAATAAGCTGGCGGCGATCAAGTTTCACGTGTCAGCACCCGATACAATGGCTTCCACCACCACCTCCGCTCGGGAATGTAATAGCAAGCGTGCCAGAGTTGCCGCCGAGGCTAACTGAATTGGTTGCGTTTATAGCGCTCGTCGCTCCGGCGATTCCACGAAAGGCGGAATAGGCAATGTTCGCCACTGCACCGGAGGCTATGGTTGCCTGCTGGTTTCCAAGACTGTCAGAACTAAAAAGCACCACTGCGCTTGATGACGAGCCTATAACCGTTATCCCCCCGGTAAATGTCTCCGTTTCCCCCCCCCTAAATTGTAAGGAAGCCGGCGCATTCACCGTTAAAGACGCAAACGTACCGGAGGCATTAGTCCCTGTTTCAAAACCATAATACGCCGTTGGGTAACTAACGTTTGCATTGATTGTCAAAGCGCCCCATGTTTTTCCACCTCCGTAAAATGAAAGAATGTTAACACTACCAGGTTGCCAAACCATTGAAGAGCTATTGATATTCAGGGTCAATCCTGTGGTCGTACTGAAATTCCACGCAGGAGATGCTCCCCCTCCGAATGTCCAGACGCCGTTGCCCATGCTAAGTGTGCGAGTGCCGGTTCCGGTTCCGGTGAATGATGTGGAAATCGTGACGGCCGGATTTATTGCAGAAAAGTCCAAAGTTCCAGTAAAGGCTCCAAACGTGAGGCCCGTTATTGAAACAGACCCGGTGCCGCTTGGACATGTTGAGGAAAGGGAGCCACAGATAGTTACTGTGCCACCGCCAGAACTACCATCAAAAACAGCAGTGTCGACTGTGTTTTTGGGGATACCTCCTGTTGCAGCACAAGAAGAAGCGGCTCCGCCAGATGCAGCGGCCCAGGAAGCAACATTTGTGCTATCCCAATTCCCTGTACCGCCAACCCAGTAGCAGATGGCTGCATTGGCTGGCAGAGATATGAAGCACAGGGAAAGCGCGGCGAGAGCGTAGCGAAGGAAATGTTTCATGGCGATGTCCTCACTGCACGACGTACTTGATGACGCCAGCGAGAGGTCCCGCCGCTGACGTAATGATGCAGATGTCGTCGTTGTTGGTGGCAACCTGAGCGATTGCGTAGCCACCGTTTCCGAAAGCCTGACCGCTGTTGGCCGCGTTGATAAGACCAGTCGCCGCCGTAATGCCACCGACAAGCGCCGCCGTATTGGCACCGCAAGTCGCGCCAGTCGTGCCGGATATGACGGCGACGTTGTTGGCGAGGCCAGTCTGCAAGTACAGATAACAGACATAGATTTTCTTAGCTGACGTGCCAGTAAGGATGTTCGTCGTCGTGGCAGTTGGAATAGTGATCGGCTTGATGAGGGCTACGTTGGTTCGGCATGGATCAAGCGCACCGTTCGTCTCGTAGAGCGGATTTGTGACCGTGCCCTTCTCCACACCAGTGTTGTCGATCAACACCGTTGCCGAGCAGAGAGCAGTCGTCTGGCAGACAAAGGCCCAAGGTGTGATCGGCGTGCCGGCCTGCGGCAGGTTGAACGTCGTGCCGGCACCGCCGTACACGTACATCACCGGCGAAATCAGGACCGCGAGCGCGAACAGCCCGAAGACCCAGCGGCTATGTAGAAACTTTTTCATGGATTTGCTTCCTCTTTCAGAACTGCATGGGAGACGGGATGAACGCGATGGTATCCGAGCAAGCTTGCGGCATTCCTGGCATTATCGCGCAGTTGCCTCTGGCGACGGCAGGAGCGGCACCACCGACGCTAATGTTGTAGTTGGAGTCGCGTGACTGCCAATATGTCCACGCGCCCGTGGCGATGAGCCACAGACATGTCGCGAGCAGCGCGGTGCTTAGGTGCCTCATAGTTGTCACCGATAGCTAACTGTTACATCAGGAGCGGCGGTGCCGGTCGTTACAATGGTCAGGCCAGTAGCAAACGCCACATCTAAGGTCTGGCAGCCCAGCAGCGTCAAAGAGTTAATTACACCGATGGTTGGGGTCGTAGCCGTGAGGGCATCGTCAACGGTTATCGTCGAGGCCACTGTGCCCAAGGTATTGACACAGATGGTATGCACTACACCCGCACCTGACTTAACAGTAGTTGTCGTTGCCGTCGAAATGTGTGCGTAAGAGAAACCACTCAAATAACCGATGGGATTGGTGCCAGCAGGGATGGCCGAGCCGCTGTTCGTCGCGATCGTCGAGAGATAACCGTATTCGGTGACTTGATTGGCGGAAGTTGCCGCTCCTGTCGGCAACGAAACCGTACCTGAAATATTTGTAATATTCCAAGTTCCCGACTGTGCCACCAGAAACGGCGTCATCGAGGATATGCCTTGAACAGTTTGAACGCTCGTGTTTGGCGATCCAGCGGTCCCAAGAAGGTTGTCCAACGTTGAGACGGTCCCTGATCCAGCGGTCGGAACGCCATTCGTGACCGTTACCGTGGTGAGGTTCACAGCTCCGGCCAGCCCAGGAGCCAGCGCGATAAGTAAGGCTAGGACTATCTTGCGCATGTCAAAATCCTAAGAAGTAGTAGGTTGGAACGTAGCTGCCGCCGCCACTCGGCACGCCATGCCAGAACGCGAGCGCCGGAGTGGCAAGAGCGAGTGCGGCTATGATGGCAAGAACAAATCTCACAACTGATATCCCCAACCCTTCGACGATACGTTGCCGCCGGTGCCGGGCGTTCCAGAGACAATGGCAATGCCAGTGTTGGCCGCGCTGGCAGGAATGCATGGCGAGAATATCTGCTCATCGACGCCCACACCTGAAGCTGCGGGGGCAACCCACATGATTGAACTCATCGTGGCCGTAATGACGCCGGTTATCGTATTGGTGACCGTCGCGGCCGCCGTCGCGTTGGCGCGGATTGAGTAGCCGCAGATGTACGTGGTCTTGCCAGATGTACCAGCGAGCGTTGCGGTCGTGGCCGCTGTGGTGCCGGTGGCTGACGCAGTGATTGGAACAGCTCCCGCTGGATATCCGGCTGATAAGGGATTGATTTGAACAACAACCGAAGTGTCCGTCTTTGCTGCCACTGTCGATGCGGGCTTGACAGTTGCGGTCTGAATACCCCCACTATCGACAAGATATGTGCCGCCAATAAGATTTGAGCCGGATGCGATTGATCCCGACACTGCGCCAAAAAGGTTTCCACCCGCCGGTGTGTCGATGTAAAGCGGGTTGCTAGATGTGCCCTCCTCCGTACCGCTTGCAGATCGCATGTTAACAAACCCGGCTCGGTTGGCGGTCATCTGCCACGCGCCTGCTTGTCCATTCGATAGCGCGTTGCTCGTTGCAGTAGTCTGAAAGACACCGCCAATGGGCGTATAGGTTGTTGGACTGCCCCAAGTGAAGGCCGCTTCATCAACTGCCGACGTTCCGCCAGACCCGCCAGCGCAACCAGTAACGCAGTTGATTTTCAGATACTTAGAGGAGTCAACCTGAAGCTGGTCCCAAGACGTTCCATTAAAACCGTAGTTGTAGGAAACAGTCGGCCCGTTGGTTGAACTGGTCGCTACGTTGGAAGAAGCATTACTTGTTGACCCGCCAGCACCGCACCCAGTACCGCAGTTGAATGTAGGTGTCGCCGCATATGCTGGCAGTGTGCCAGTGAGGGTGGTAGATGTAAGTGAAACTGGTTGGGTTGTTTGCCAGAATGTGCCGGTGACGCCAACGCCAGTGCCACCTGTAATATACGCGTTCATCCCAGGTACTAGCACGGCTCCTGGCGACGTGCCGTAGTTGGCCATCGCCCCGAGAGTACCGCCAGCCCAAGACGTAATAGGCCCGCCAAATGTGGTAATCTGATTACCAGAACCATCCACAATAGCGGCGGTCAGTGAATGTTTTGATCCTACAGTCAATGACGAGAGCTGATCCCAGGTCGTGCCGTTCCATCCGTAATTATAATTGACCGTTTTGCCATTGGTCGATGAGGTGGCTACGCCTGACCCGGCATTTGATGTTGCTCCACCAGCACAGCCAGCCTGACAGTTGATGTTTAGGTTCTTAGAAGCATCGACTTGAAGTTGATCCCAAGTTGTTCCGTTGAAACCATAATTGTAGGAGACTGATCCTTGATTGGTCCCCGATGTTGCCTGCGCCGAAGTGGCGTTGCTGATTGTGCCGCCGGTCGCCGAAAAAGTTCCGGCTATGCAAGCGTTGCCGTTAATATCTTGTGTGGGAGTAACTACGGCGCCCGGCTTGTACGCGAGAGGAAGAGTGCCGCAGACTGCAACGACTAGCGCGCCGCCTCCCCTGGGGCCGATCTGCGCCGTTGCTGGCCAGCACAATCCGAACAACAGCAAGGCAGCTCCGGATAACCTGCTGAACATTTTCATGGCGTCATATCCCTCGTGGTCATTGTGACATATTTCCAGGCTGTCCACCACCCTGCTGAACCATGCGTCCACACAGTCGGCCATCAGGTCCATGTAAGCGAACTCGTCCTTCAGCCTTCCATCTTACATGCCGTCGTCGCGCCGCGATCCGCATTTTCTCAATTGCCTCAGGTGATCGTTTTTTTCCTAGCGACTGCCTTGAAAACGCGGCGAGGTTTTCCGGCGTATTGAGAGCTTTCCGAATTGCTGCTCTCCGTTTTTCTTCAATCCGTGGATCGTATCTAAAAGAATTCAATTTTTGTCGGGAAAGAGCTTGCCGTTCTGGTGTTAGCAGCAGTTGCGAGAGCTTAGGATTTTTGACACCGATCAATCTATTTCTAGTGGCCTGCTTTTGTTTTTCTGATCCTGGGCGTCCTTTGTTGACAAACGCCATCGGTCTTAAGTTAAAGCCACCATTTTTGAAATATGCATCGAATCCGTCCATTATGATTTGCTCGTACATCTCCAAATCGGACTGCTCGCATATCAAGATTGTTTCGAACGTAAAGTTATCACGCCCATGCCTATCCCATGAATTCTGCAATCGTGCATTACGATGCTTGCCGTTAGTTAGGCTTATAAAATGATCATGCATCCGACGTTTGATGTTCTTCGAACTGCCGACATAGCATTTTCCGTTTACTTCGTTCACTATTTTGTAAATGCCAGATGTCATTGGCCCGCGCCTTGCTGAGAACCCATCATAGCACTTAAGGCATTTCCTGGCGCAACTTGCGTTTCAGAAAGAGTTTTAGCCGCAGCAACTGCGGCAGCTGCTTGATCTGGCGCTTTTGCCTGCTGCTGCGCCTTGGCTCGTATCTGATCGTGCTGCTCGACCTCGTCGTCGGTGAAGACGCAATCGTTCGGGAAGTTGTTGAGCTCGCTGTATTTCCGATACGCCTTGTCGAGGTTGATGACGCGGAGCGGATCCGGAACGCCGGCGGCTTTGGCCGCACTTGAGAGCGCTCCGCCTGTGGCGAAGGTGTCCTTCATGGCGACCGACTCAGCCGACTTCTGCGCCAGCTTCATGATCGAAAGATAATTGATTTTCAGCGGCACGTTGCGCAGTGAATCCGGCATCGGCTTGAGCATCTTCCGGCGCTGCAGGATGTCGATCACGCGCATGATGCCGTTGTTGAGTTCTTTCTCCGCTAGGTCGACGACTGGGCCCAACTCCTGCAAGCGCTCGAGGTCGCGCTTGGTGAGTTCGAGCTCGTTGCGCGGTTGGACGCCTTCCATCCGGCTGATCGCCATGAACAGGTCGACGAACAAGCATTTGTCGATGCGCGCGGCTACCATTTTGATGTCTTCGACCAACGGGCTGAGCCATGCGGCGCTTACCTCGAAGAGCGGGAAGAATCCCTTCTTGCCGCCGTCGGTGTTGAAATACGTGATGTTGGACGGAATGATCGAGGCCGGCTCGTTTTTGAGTTCTGGGCTTGCTCCCATCGGAGGCCGCACGCCCTTCTCGATGAATTCTGCCTTGCGCCTCGTCTCGAGTTGGATCTGCTTGGTGTCGCCGATCGCGTCCATGCAGGGGCTGCGGCCGTATGCGTCGTTGGAGACCGTCGACCACTTGAATGCCATGAACGGCGGGGCATTGAACCCGTGCTTGCTCAGCGCTTTTTCGGTTTTGACGCCCTTGAGCCAGTACACCTCGCGATAAGTGAAGGTTCCGGGCACTACGTTGAACGGCCTGGCGGTGATGTCGCCGCGGTGGGAAAGCTGGAAGTTAGGCTCGATCGCGTGGCAAACCACAAATTCCATATCGAGCGACGATCCGCCCTTTCCCCACAGGTCTGCGACCTGCCTTGGGCAGTTCTTGAGCTGGAATTGGTCGACGATCTGCTGGACCGTGAGGGTGAATTCGCGGAACAGCGTGGTGGTTGAGAAGCGCGCGCCGACGGCGAGGAAATATTCGCCCGCGCATGGCAGGTAGCATCGGATGACGTCCTCGGCATCCTCGTAGATGATGACCGGCGCAGTGCCGATCACAGTCACGTCCTGAAACGCCTGCGACATCGTCGTGTAGAAGTTCGATTGCGCGAGCACCGTGTAGGCTCGCTGCTCGGTATCCTCAAGCCAGTCCTTGCCATCGGCGTCGAGTTTTACCCATGGCAGGCCTATGCCCAGTTTAAACCACGGTCTTGATGGCGATGTGAGTCCTGTCCACATGCCGGCCGAGCATGTCCTGACCGCCAGCGTGCCAGTCGAATCGATTATCTGGTCGTTAAGGGAATTGCCGCGGTCCATCCGATTGGCGACGACCAGCCAGTGGTATCGTCGTGGGATAAAGAACTTCGCGAGCACTGCCCAGAACGCCCACCATGAGTATCGCCAGGTTCGCAGCATCCCGAGGCGCTGCTCGAGGTACGCGAACGTGGAGTCCCACTCGCGGTTCTCTTTGATTGGCTTCTCTGGGAGTTTGACCGGCTGCTTGGAGAGCAGCGTGGCTGACATCAATTCGTATGGCGCCGCATCCGGAGTTGCGTTGAGCGCGACGCTGAGGGCCACGTTAGGTTTCTCCGCCTAGCGTCTTTTTTGCTGTGTTGGGGTTTGCGGCACCCTCTGGGCCTGTCTGGACGGTATCGCTCATTCCCTTGCCGGCGGCTGCGGCGGCTGCTCGAGCTGCGGCTGCACCAGCTCCTTGCGTAGATGCGCTAGCTAAAATCGGCGGCATTGGAGGCGGTGGCGGTGGCGGCGGCGCGGCTGGTGCTGACGGGGCTAGGAAGCTCAAGGGCTATCCTCCGCGGAATGGATCGTAGGGCGCGCTCCCTCCATACGACTTGTTGACATGGGTTTCAAGGTCACCACCAGCAGTAGAGAAATTAAAGCAGCATGCCGTTTTCCTGCGCCCACTCAATCGGATGCTTGGCATGCTTCCGTTGATTGCACAGCGGACAGAGAAGTTGGATGTTTTTGATATTATTAGAACCACCGCGCGCTAGCGCAATAATATGATCCTCATTGTAACTTTTCGCGATAGGCACCCGACATACTGGATTCGCACACTTCCATCTCTGCTTACGGCCTAATTCTATTGTTTCTGCTGTAGTGTGGGTTCCACCACCGCCAGCCTTTCGAGTGCGCCTCTTGTGCCCATCCTGCCTTCGTTGCGCTTTGGTTTCTGCTGGTTTGCAGAGGCGCATTACTCTCACGCGCTCAACCTGCTTCGCCATTGAACCGGGTTTCGAATAATATCTTTTGTTCGCGCGTCGCCGTTCCTCCGGCTCACGCACTCGCTTTAATCCTTTTTGTCGCAAGAAAGTGCATTCGACACACGTTCCATTGATGACATAACGAATTGGCCTATGGCCGAAGCGACAGGGCCGGATTGATCCGAATTTGACCGAGCCAGCGCGCCGCGCTGCTACTCTATTTGCCCCATCTTGGTCCTTCGGTTTCATTGAACGGATCATAAGACTTTTCGACGCTTTTCTCAAGGTCAGCGAATGGATCATAATTTGCTTTTATCGGCTGCGGACGCCTCATTGCTGGCTTGACGGTGACCGGTTCTGCGAAGGTCATGATCGCTGCGTCGAACTCGTCGGGAGAGTATCCGATCTTGATCTTCACGTCTTCCTTCGGCTCCAGCAGGAACCTGTCCCGGTAAAACGTGTACGTGGTCTGCGTCAGTGCGGCCAACAGTTCGGGACATTCCGGTAGCCCGCCGCCTCGTTTGATCCACTCGACGAATTCGAACGCCATCTCGGCCCGCTTGTTGAAATAGCGCGACTTCTCGTGCGCCTCGCCGGCAAACTGCACGCCGATCGGGTCCCTGCCCATGTTGACCAGCTGGTCGATCCAGCCGCCGCCGTAGCCGCCGGTCGCGTCGACGAAGCAGGCGTTTGCACCCCAATCGTCCCAGGTTCTTGCTACCCATCCCGCTCCTTGCGTGCTGTCGATGTTGCGCTTCTTGTCGAAGGGATACATCTGAATCCCTTCACGTTTGGCGAGCACGCTCGCGTCATCACCGAACCTGGCGACGTCGGCCGCGATGATCTTCGCCGCGGTGCCAATCTGGAACGGCCGGTAGAAGCGCTTCATCGCCTCACTGACCTCATCGGGCCCGATGAGCACGTTGATGCTGCTCGGTGGGAATTTTCCGAACACATTCACCAACACCCAGGGGTTGTCTTTGCCGTATTTCTCGATCTGCTGGCGCGCCCACTCGACCGAGATGCGCGGACTCCGCTTGGGATCGTCCGGATCGCCTGTGATCTCGACGACGTACCAGAGCCTCTTTTCGGATGTGCAGGCCCGGTAAAGCGGGCCCGAGAGCATGGTCGGGTTGCCGGCTTGGACGATGTGACCCTCGATGCAGCTCGAGAGGGCCGCTTCGGCGCTCACCATAATCGCCTCTGGCATCGATCCGGATTCGTCGAGGATGAACAGGATGTAATCGGCGTGCAGCCCGGCCAGCGTGTCCGCCTGCTTGCTCGCGTCGGCCGACTGCGGCCATGTCCGGGCCGACATAAACCATTCTTCGGGCGCCGCGCGATAGCTAATGCGCTGTGCCGTCCATTCGAATGCCCGCTTGAGATATTCGTTTTTGTTCTGCCACTTCGCCATCTCGGTCCAGAAGTTGTCCTTGAGGTTCTGGCCGCTGATCGACGTTGCCGCGCACTTGGGCCGCGGCCTGGTCAGTAGGAAATTCCACGCGATCCATGCCTCTACCGTGGTGTTGTGTGTGACGATGAAGCTGTCGTCGGTGAGATAAAGGTGATCCGGGTGGTCAACCTCGATGCATAGGCAGTGCGCTTCGCCGTCCTTCTCGATGCTATCGATCTTTCGCGTCATGTACCGGATGGTTGAGGGTGCGCGCGCTGGGTCTGTCCATCGCGAGCGCCGATGCGGCACGCGGAACGGGTTGAACGGGAGCCTAACCGTTACTCGATAGCAATCCCGACCAACGATCTTCACTCGGTCCTTGTCGTAATAGAACGGCTTTTTAATCGCCTTCTTGCGGAACGCCACGCCGCCGAGCGATCGCACTAGCCACACGACGTGATCCGCCAGTCTTTCTGAGGTGGTCCCGTATTCCATGTGGCCGTCACGATCAATGCCGCCGTCGGTATCCATGAGCCCGCACATCAAATCGCGGCGCTGGTCAACACTGGCATGGCGATACTTGCTAGGGATAAACCGCTCGTACGAGTAGCGCGCTGCGAGTTGCATGTGGCGGAGATGCCCCACAATTCCATAGACGTTTACGATGCCTGCGCTCTCGCCACTCGTTTCGTAGCCGCGGCGCTGGATCTCCTGCTCGATCTCATTGGTTGGCTTCGTCGCGTATCTGCCAGTCTCACGCACGCCGTCACCAAGCCAAACTCCCAGCACATAAGGGTCGAGCGGCAAATCGGCATGTGGGAACTGCGCGGCACCTTGGCGCGGTATCTCGAAATGCCTGCCGGCCCAGCGGCCGTTCTTCTCCCGAACTCCGCGCTTGATGATCTCGTCGGTGGATAGGATCGACCATGTATCGTGCCGTCGTTCTGTCCGTCCGCGCACCTTCCATAGGTGCTCGCCGCATGCTCGTGTGGTCGATCCGTCGTCAAATGTAATTCTGTAAACTGGCAAGACGCCGCGATTATAGACGCCGCGCACCGTGGTGATCGAACCGTCGCCGGCAAATATGCGGTCGCCCGGCTTGAGCATCCCCATCGATTGCTCGCCCCATGGCGTGTAGATGCGCGTGTCGTGAGGTTGCGCTTTTCCCGGGCCTTTGCATGCCTTCATGGCGAGGCGCTGGCTGTGCGGGAAGGCCTCGAGCGCTTCTTCCTGCCACTTGTCCGGCTCTACGCCGAACATTTCGCGCACCATTTGGCTCGGATGCTCGCGCCAAACCTTGAGACGGTTGGCTATTTCCTTTTCTTTCATCGAAGCAGCAGCGCCGGCGCCCACGTCGCCACCCAAACGAGCGCCGCGGCTATGCAGATCATCAATACCGGCCACGCGAGGTTCGTCGTCATCGTGAGGCGCGTCTCGCGCCACCACTTCTCGTGCTCGGCGCGATATGCCGCCTCCAGCCGTGATCGCTCTGGCTCGTCGTAAGCTAGCCAGTACGGCACTGTCGGTGGCGGCATGATCATCATCTATCGAACTTTCGCTCGTGTTCCATGCGATTCAGACACTCACGCGGCGTCTCGTCGTGATAGATCGTAAAGCCGCAGCCCACGGTCCCGCCCTTCCACGATCCCGTGCCTTCGCCAACCTCGGCGCTGAACTTGACGTCGATCGAGCGTCCGACGCGCCGTGGAAATGGCAGCCATGTGAACCAGCGCCAGCGGTGCTCCATCTCCGTGACGGTGACGGTGGCCTGGCGCTCCTGCACCTCGCCGCTGCGCAGGACGTAGCGATACGGATACGTCTCGCGCCACAGCATGTCGTCATGCACGGCATAGTAGCCGGACCACTTCCGCTTTCCGACCTGGGTCATGAAGTTCGGAGCGCTTTGGCGCCGGCGCCGACCGATCTCATCTAGCCATGTGCCGTCAGCGAGCAGGTGGCTTGTGCGGTACCATTCCCACGCCCAAGGGAAGTGGATGATCTTGCTGCGCCGGCCCCAATTCAGATGTGCGTCCTGGCGATGAATCGAAATGCCCCAGCTCTCCATGCACTCGTGGGGGTCGCGGTGCCACCTCTGCAGCCACGGCAATTTAATGAAAAGGTTCGGCCAGCCGATCCGAAGATGAAGGCTGTAGTGGTCCTCGAACAGGCATAGCGCCACCGCAAGGCCGAGGCCCCCCGTTATCTCGGCCCAGGAGAAGCGCATCTCCCATCTGCCTCGCCTCCCGCGATCAAAGAACCGAAATCCGGTTAGTGCGGCGACGTTCATGTTCTTGGCTCCGTGAATTTCACCGTGGCCAGCGTGATCGGCCGCGGAGCGTGGCCGCCCTTCTTGAGGGAGCCGGCTAAGTTATACCGGCTGCTCGCTTGGCTTGTGCCTCGGCGGATAAGTCTAATCTTTGGGTCTGTGTTTTGACCGTTGGGTTTGTTCTTGCTCACTGCTGCGTCTCCACGATCTTGCGCTTAAAAATGAACTGGACGTGAAGCATGTTGCCGACCATGGCAGCTCCGCCCATCGTGACGAGCTCCCAGCCATCGAGGCCACGCTTGTTGAAGTCGGCCTGCATGTCCTCCTCGCTATAAGGCACATTGCCGAGCACCAGCTTCTTCTTTGTCTCGACGAGGTATTCGAAGCGGTCGATCACTGTTTCTTTTCTTCCTCGTCAGGCAGTTTGGTCCAACAATCGAATCGCTGCACCGAATATCTTCCGAGCGCATCAGTCCCGAGATTAAACTCGACCTTAATGCCTTGCTCCAGCGCGATGTTCAGTTGGTTGACGAGGCTGTAGAGATCATCGCGGATCTCTTTCTGGATGGTCATTTCGGTGGATCCTCCGGCTTGGCCTTCTTGCCGGCTTGGTAGCTCAGATGCACGAGATCCTCGAGCGAGAGGCCACCTTCGCTACCGAAGGATTTCCCGTCAGTAACCTTGGCGTGGACATAAGGCGCGGCTGCGCGCGCCATCTCGTCTCTGCGCTTAGTCGGGATGCTATTCTTCCGCATGATCCGCAACATATACTCCAACGGAGTTTCCCCGCCCTCCACCGCTCGAACAACTGCGCTTTTAGCCACGGCTGAGGTAGCTCTGCGCTTGTTTGGTGTGCCCTTCTGGCGGCCTCCTGTTTTGATACCCGGTGCCATTCTATTTCTCGGTCTATTTATTCTAACTTTGTTAACTTCTCTGTCTAATAGTACGCCCGAACTCTGGAGGGTTCAAATCATGCAAAAGTCACGTCCGCTCGGTCTTGTTCAAACTATCGCCCGGCCATCGCGATTCGATGGGAAAGTTCGTCTCGATTGCGGCTGCCGGCTGTGCGGGTGTTGTTGCGTAATCCATAGCGGCCCGGAGATGGTGGAATCCGGGCTCGGGCGTCTCTGCGCCATCCACGCCTGCGATGCCGTCTTGCGCACAATCGCCCATGAAGCATCGGCGCTCGTCAGTCTCGCGCTGTTCGTTGGCATGGTTGCGGTCTGGGCGGTGGTGATCGGCGGGTAATGGGATCCCGCGATAAATGGCCGGCCCCGGTTCTGCACGCAATGCCCAATCAGCCCAGTCTTTGTCCTCTTGGGTCAGTTTTGGGGGATGGTACTCGGCGGATAGCATCTGCAGCCGGATCGTGCGCATCACGGTGCCGGCCGCCATGTCGAAGATGGCTGGACTAGAGCGCAGGACCGTCTCGAGGTCCTGCTCGTTGATGTCGGGGCAGACGTCGTGCGCGGTGTGGACGAATAGGTGCCACATCGCCTGCTCGAGCGTCTCTGTTGGGGTTTGCTCGTTCATATCTTTCGCAGCTTCAAGGCCAAATACACCATAGATGGCGTCATACACACCATGAATATTTGCCAGTACGTCATTGGGTGTCATCTCCTCTCCGGTTTGGGTGTCTGAGGTAAATCAGCAGTGCATCTCCGATCACCGATCCTGGCGTGCGGCCGGAGCGTTTGCAGAAGCCATCCATCTCCCGCCTGATCGAATCCGGTATATCCCACGGGCCGTCGATAAGTTCGATTGCTTGGCGCCTGTATGGCTGGCGCTTTATGTGGCCTCGTTCCTCGAGGCATTTGAGTAAACGATGCGGGGTGGTCTTGCTGACGGCGCCGAGGTGATCCGCCATCTCGCGCAAGCTCGGCATCCTGGAGTTTTCCTCTAGGAACCTCCGCAAGAATACCATCAGCACTTTCTGGCGATCGGTGATTGAAGTAGCACTCATGGCAGGCTCAGATTAAGCGGCCCATGCAATTCGAGGTGGCAGGGGCGGCAGACCCACTCAACATCGAGTGGCCTGCTATAATCGGCATGGTGCATTTCAACGTCGGTGCAGCCGCACGCGCATGATTGCGGCATTAGTTTGCCGCGCCGCTTATAGACGCCGGCATAGCTGCGCGCGTTGTCCTTGTATCGCTGTTCTGGCGTCAAGGGATGCGAGGGTCGCCAGCCGCGCATATAGGCCGCGTGGCACTTCAGGCAGTACCGCTGGTCGCGTCCAATGTTGTCGCCACCGCAGCGCGAACACGGCCGGCTCACTGTGGTTGCTTTGTTCATGGCAGCACCAAGCCAAACCACCACGCCAGGATAAACGGCGATACCAAAACGGCGACGAAAGCAAAGACCGCGACGATTGCCCAGTCCTTGGTTTTCATGATTTCGGGGCCTTCTCTGCTTGTCGGCGATACCATGTGCGCCGCGACATTCCAGCCGCGAGCCACGGCTTCCTGGCCTCGATTGTTTTGTCGCGATCCTCGAGCCGAGCGCGCCCTTTGTGGGCCGACGCCCTTCCCTCCCGCAATGCGCGGATTTGGTCTTGCTTGGGTGTGGTGGTGGGCTTGCTCATTGGCACCGATTTGGCACAATTCGGCACGCCCGTCAATTCCCCTTTTTTAGAAGGGGCACCGTTCGCCCCCACCGCGGTCAACTGGGGCCAGGGAGGACAACTCCGTTGACCGCGAATGGGGACGTTCGGCCGAGGATCGGCCTTGTGCCTGGTGTGACGCGGATCTGGAGGATTCGATCCACCCGGCAGACGCCGTCAGTCGACCTGCGGAGCCTATACGGAATTATCTGGTTTGTCTTCTATGCGCTGGAACGTGAGTTCGATGGTGCTGCCCGGCTTGAGATCGACCGGGCATTTGGCGCCAAAGCAGAACGTGCCGCTGGTGGTCGTGAGAAACCATCCCTTCGATTTCTCGTCAAAGGTGGAGTCGGGGCCCACTCCCGATACCCAGAACTTGTCGTAGCGCTTCTCAACGTTGAGGACGCGGGTGGTGGCGATGTATTGGATGGTCATGGTTTAAAGGTAACTCCTATATGACGACTGAGTGGCAACGGTATCTTGGCGATCATGGCAGAGGCCATCTTGCGGCCATTGGATTTGGAACCATGACGACGCTGCAAAGAGCAGTTGTCGCCAGCCCCAAACCAGTCGTTCCCGTTTTTCGTGCCGTGCTCGGCGGGATTGGTCCAATGCCCCTTCGTTCGGTGAGGAACTCCTTTTCGGCCATCAGGGTTCTGCCCCTTCCCGCTAGTCGTATTGTGGGCGATGTTGAACCACGATCCGCCCGTGTTTTTGATATGCCGGTCAACGCTCTCCGATTGGAACGAACGGCCGCTGCCGTCAAACCTAAAGCCGGGGACTTTGGAGCCCTTAAAGGTGATTGGCATCAGCGCCGGCACATCGCCCCACAGATAGAACGATCCAAAGTTCCAGCGGGCACGCCCCACCCACGGCTGTGCGCCGCGCACGTTTTCGACCACCAACGGGATAATCCGACCGGCAGCGAACGATGCTTCCTTCTGAATGCGGAAGCATTGGTCGAACAGCCGATTGAGCGCGGCCAATTTCTTGCCGCTCGTGTCCTCTCGGATAGCCTTTGCCTTTGCCTTTGCCAAAGACCACGGCATCGCCATATAGCTGTATTCTTGGCACGGAGGCGAGGCGACGATCAGCGCAGCATCCTTGAATTGAGAGCCATGCAACGTGCAAACGTCTTGGACGACAAGCTGCGCCGGATAGCGATGCTCGCCATAGACGTGCCGTTTAATGTCGAAGCCGATCACGTCATAGCCTTCGGCCAGTAGGCCGTCGGTCCAGCCGCCGAGGCCACAGAAAAGATCAATCGCGAGCGGTCTGTTCATCTCGGCCTTCCTTTTGATGGGGGACAGGCGGCATCTGTCCCCATCGTCATATATCTTGTCCCCATGCGCTAAGTGTCTGTTTTCTCATATATTCGTATGGGGACAGCTATTTTCCTGCTTTGTGTCCCCTCCCTAGAAATAGTCGCTTAGGCTGCTCTGGTCGGTATCCTTTGGCTTGTCCTCGGCCGTCTCCTTGTGGCCGTTCGGCCAGCGCAGGTCCGGGCCCCAGACCGCCTTCCCGGTCGGCCAGACGACGTGGTAGGGCTCCTCGCCCTTGATCTGGTCGATACCGATCACGCCGAAGCCCAGGAGGGCCACTCTGGCCCGCTTGAGGGTCTTCTTGACCCGCTCGGCGTACTTGCGCTTGCCCTCAACGGTATCCCCGTCGTCGTTTGGAACCTTGGTCTTGTAGGCAATCCCGACCTCCGACCAGCGCACCACGCGCCCGATCGATCCGGGGAGCCTGAGTTCTGGGGGCGACGGCTCGCCGTGCCCTTCGATGGCGGTGATAATGGCCTTGAAGACCTCCGCCTCGCCTTCCCTGTAAAGGTTGAAGCCTTCGCCCCTGGGGCCTTCACGGGTGCGTTTGTTCTCCTTGGGGGTGTCATGGTCGCCTAAATCCGGGATTTCGCACACACAGGTCGTTACTGGGTCACCGTCGGCGTCTTTACGGACCTCGATCGCCTTCAGAACGAAATCCCAATGGTTCCCGGCGATGCCCTCCCGCTGCTTAAAAACCGTCAATCGGCGGATTTTCCGCTTGTTGTCGTCGGTGACGGCTATCAGGTCCTTGCCTTCCCGGCGGGTGACCCACGCCACGTCGAGCTGCGTCTCGATGTCGGCTGTCTTGCTGGTGTGGCCGCGGACCTTGTCGCCTACCGCGTTCGTGTGGTCGACAAAGAGAACGCCGCAATTGCAGGCGTCTTGGATCTGCACCACGCGCTGGCGGACCCGGCTGATATCCTCGCTGGTGTTCTCCTTGAGGCCTGGCGTGGCTGCGCTGTATGTGTCGATCACCACCAGGGCGAGCTCGTGGGCGTGCTCGGCCGCAATTGCTTTAATTTCGGTGATCAGTTCCTTGAGGTCTGTGTCGTTGGTGAACAGATCGGCCCGCCGGGTGAGCACCTCGAACGGAATGCCTTCGAGTGGCAGGCCATTGTGCATCCGGTAGCCGCGGAGTCGGTCGCGGAATCCCTTGCCGCCTTCCATGGCGCAGTAGATCACCAGCCCCTGCTTGGTCCTGCAGCCGCGGTAATCGACGCCGCGGGCGATGTGCATGCCGAGGTTGAACGTCTCGAACGACTTGCCGGTTTGGGTAGCCCCCACAACCGCGATGGTTTCGCGCTTGGGGATGATGCCCTTGATCCACCATTCGTATTCGGTGATGTTCGGCTGGTCCTGGTCCTCCCAGCGAATGCGGCCGAACTTGCTGTCGAGCGGGCCCTTCTTCCATAGCGATAGGGTTTTGACGATATCGTAGAGCTGCTCGACCGTGCCGTGTGCCTGGTCGCGCCAGTCGGTGACGTCGAATCCTTTCGATGCGTCGCGCCATTGCTTGGCGATGTCGAGAATCCGGACGCCCTTGGCTATACCTTTTAGGGATATACCGATCGTATCAGCCCGAGCTCGGCCCGCCGCATCGTTGTCGATCGCCACGATGACTTGGGCGTCTTTGAAGAGGCTGAGGTCTTGGCGTCCCCAGTGCTGGGCTCCTCCTGAATTCGTGGTCGCCGGAACGCCCCAGCCCCAGAGGGTGTCGGCGTCCTTCTCGCCCTCCGTGATGAACACCACGCGCTCCTCGCCGAGCGCCTCGAGCAGTTCGGGCAGGCGGTAGAACAGCGGCTGGATGTCCTTTATCGACCAGACCCAGCCGCCCTTGCCGTCCGGCCGGCGCTGGCGGAATTCCTTCGGCTCATAGCGGACGACTTGGTAGATCAGGACGCCTGTTTCGTCCGTGTAGTCGTAGGTTCGAGCAATTTTACGAGGAGCGCTATCGTGAGCAGATTCGTGATCGTCACCCCAGGGTGGCGCCCCATCTTCAGGAGGTGCAGCCGCAGCGCGCGCCGGTTGTGATCCGTTAACCGTCTCGCTTGGGACTTGGAGACCCGCAATCGACGCGCAGGTTTTGACCGCTTCTGGGAACGTAAGCCCTTCGACGTCGACGAGGAACGAGAAGATATCGCCGCCTTGATCTTTGCCATTGCCTATTCCTTTTCCAAAGTCCCACCAGAGATGCTTCTTGTCGTTGACCGTGATCGACTTGTCTTCGATCGCGACGAATTCTTGCCCTTGTCTGCGCAGCTTGTATTTGCGCCCGACGATCTCGCTCACCGGCACGCGCGCGCGGAGCTCGTCGAGGAAGGCGTCGGGAAATTTCATCGGCCGGTTGGTTTCTTCTTGCCCATTTTACGCTGCAGGATCTGCTTAAAGTCGCCCTCGTAGGCCTGGACGAGCGTCAGCGTCTTGCTGATCTCGTCGAGGATGGCGTGTTCTGCCTTTGCGAATTCTGTCCGCCACACCAGTTCTTTTTCTTCGTTCAGGTCGGCGTATCTGATCTCAAGGGTTTCCATTTTCATGCCGATGTAGCTGATCATGCGGTGGAGCGGTTTTTCGGTCATGACAGCGACGCGCCGTAGCGCGCAATAAGCGCTGCCTCGCCGCGTCCTTCATCCTTTTTGCGCTGTAGATCGCCCGCAATCTGCGGGAATAACTCGATGGCGAGCATCCGACTTTGCTCTTTGTCTGGGCCACTGAGGCCATAGAATTTTTTCCATACTCGCGGCACGACAAACCTCGGCTCAAATCCGCAAAGCCGCACCGTGGTGCGTAGATCGCCGAACGCAGTGCCGAACTTGAACGCCGATGTTGCTCCCATTCCACGCCTGTTTCCGAACGCATCCGGTATCGATGGCATCGCGGTTACAAGTTCTATTGTGCAGTGTGTGACGCCGTAGTTTTGGATGAGATCGACGAGGCCAAGAACGTCTATCCTGCGCTTGGTTTCCTCGCCGATCATGGGCACGTCAAATACCGCGATGACGTTGCCTTTGTTCATGCCAACGGTGCCGCTAAGCGCCTGATATACGGCCCCGCTCGGTGATACCGAACCGGGATCAAATCCAGCCATTCGCATGTCAGCCCCCCCAAGGAATTTAGTGCTCGGTGTCGCCTTCGTTCCGCTCGGCTTCGCGCTGCTGCAGGAACGCCGGCCGGACGTCTTTGTCGTCGTCGCCCTTTCCGCGGCCGATCTTGGTCGATAGCTCTTTCTGGTGGCCGTGGTAGCCCTCCATCCACATTCGGTATTGATCGGTGTCGGGGCTGTACGGCGGTTTACATGGTTTCTGGCCCATGCTTGCCTGGATTCCTTCGTCACGCGCGCGATCAACTGCGGGCGTGCGGTCTGGTTCGGCGAGTTGGAGCTCGATCTGGGTGCCGACCGGCAATCCGGACCATCTCGCGGCTTTGGCTTGTGCGCGTATCCTCTCCATAACAGCGGCTTCGCCTTCATCGCTGTCGAGTTCGACCATAGCTTTGATGGTGGCTACGCCGCTGTCTCCGAGTTCGGCCTTGATCTTCTTGCAGCAATTTCGGAAGTCAGCGTCCTTTGCCTTCTTCGCCGCGAGAGCGCGCTCGAATAGGCCCTTATGATTGATCGCCAGTGCGCGAAGCTCATCGTCGCGCAGTTCGTTTGTGCCGTTTGATGGCTCTGACGCCGCGCGTGGCTTTCGTGTCTTGGTCTTCACGCTTGTAGGTCTTGTCTTGCTGCGCTTGCTCATGGTTTCCTCCGGTTGGTGAAATATGGGCGTGTTCCGGCTGCATATGTCGACGCTGGCCCGGCCGCCCTTCTAGCGTGGTGGGCGCAGTAAGGGGGAGTCGTTGTTGGTGCCCCGCAGAAAAAGAAATTCGCCGAACGTGGCTCGCCGACCGGCCAATGACAGACCTTGTCTGTGAGCTGCAGGAGCGTCTTCCGCTGTTCGATTGGGATATTGAGGTCGTCCGTAGAATCAATATCAAGGGGTGGGAGAGCTCCGGAAGGCAGGCGTTTCCGCACCACCTCCCGGTTCTCCGTCCTCGCTCTTTCACCTGGGGGGGATAGGGGGCGAGGTTGGCTCTGAATTCGTGGTGGATATCGGTAGCCCTGCTTTAGGCCCTTTTCCCGCGCCGTCAGGCCCATGCGGTGGATTTTGCCGATGACCGCATTGCGGCTTAGGCCGGCGCCGAGTGTCTCTGCTATGAGGCTAGCGCTTTCGCCGTCCTGCCACATCTTCACTGCGGTTGCGGCACGCTCGTCCGTCCAGACTAATGATTTCATTCTTCCCCCCTATTTTGGCCACCGTGGTGGCTATTTACACTCTGACTATCGTCTTGGTTGCCTGTAGTCCTTCTCGGTCCTGTCAGACCCGCGCTTTTAGCGCGTCTGTCTGTCGGGTGTCTCAAGTGCTGTTTTTTAATCTCCCGAGTACTGAGCCAAGAGCGATAAAAATTATCTAGCTGTCAAGGGGGGACAAGTTTTTTGGGTGTTTTTTTGTGCATGCCCTGCGGCTGTCCCCCTCTACTAGCAGCGGTTCGTAATGTCCGATGGCCCTACATGTTGTGTTTGATGGGGGTACAAAGATTATTTTCGGGATAATCGGCTGTCCCTCGTCTGTCCCCATCTGTGCCACTAGATGTGGTATTGTGTTGTCTGCATCATCTACTAATAGTGGCGCTATTAGTGGTGGGTGGTTGGTGATTTGGCCACAATATCTGGTAACCACCACATCTGGTGGGTCGTAAGATATCCACCAACAAGTGCGGAAAATTTAACTTGCATTCTGTTTTGCCGTTGATCTAACGTACGGTCGGATCGTTGGAGGATTCAACTTGCATTTTATTCCTAATGCGCTCTGCGCACCTGGCTCACCGCCAGCCCTCCTTCGATGCCGTAGGCCGTTGGAGGGCCTTCCACATGTCAAATTCAAGCGCCGAACTCGTAAATCCTGACGCCATTTCTGGTCATAACGCTCCGCCGATCTCTGCTCAGCAGGTGACCGCGGCGATGGCCCGCGACTATGCCGCGATGGCTGAGGCTACCGGTGTGCTGCTCGCGGAGGCTCGGGCTCTCCCAGATGCCGTCGCCGACGAAGGTGATCTGCAGGTCGTGTCCGCGGTCATCGTCAAAATCCGCGACAAGGCCAAGCTCGCAAACGCAACCCGTGAAAAGGAGAAGGAACCGTATCTGCGCGGCGGGCAGGCGGTGGATGCGTTCTTTAAGGATATAATCGATCGCCTCGATAAAACGAACACGATCCTTGGTCGTCGCGTAAACGCCTACCAGCAGGCCAAGCTCGCCGAGGAGCGTGCGCGGCGCGCGGCTGAGGCTCGTGAGGCTGCTCGGGTAGCTGCGGAAGCGGCTGCGCGGTTGGCCGAACAGGAACGTCTTGCCCGCGAGGCTACGGAGGCTGCTGCGCGCGCCCGCAAAGCCGAGAACATCGCCGCCCATAACGAAGAAGCCGCCGATCATGCGGAGTTAGCGGCGGCGGCGGCCAGGGCTGCAGCCCTCGCACTCAATGAGGCGGCCGCGGCCGAGCTCGCCGCCAAGCAAAAGCCGGCGGAACTGACCCGCTCGCGATTCGAGGAGGGCACGTTGGTGACCATGAAGCAGGTTGGCTACGTCGAGATCGTCGACGCTTCTCTGCTTGACCTCGCCGTGCTGCGACCGTTCCTTAAAGACGAGCACCTCGTGATGGCGCTGCGCGCATGGGCCAAGATCAACGGCTACAAGAAGCCGATGCCAGGCGCGATCGTAGAAATGCGGGACGAGGCGGTGATCCGGTGAAAACAAAATCAGTTGAATGGAACGGCAATGCCATTACTGCGCCAGGTCTGTACTCAAAGATTCCTCTTGAGACTTATCACTCGTCTGGGATCTGCGATGGGCCGAGCGTTTCGTCATCGGGCCTGCGTAAGCTATTCAACGAAAGCCCAGCGCATTTCTATTGTGACTGGCCCGGCAATCCAGACCGGGTCGAGCAGGAGGATAAGCCGCATTTCGCGCTCGGGCGTGCGGTCCATCATTTAATGCTCGGTGAGCCGTTCTTTGCCAAGTTGTTTGCTGTGCAGCCCGCGGAATATCCAGACAGCAAGACCGGCGAGTTGAAGCCGTGGAGCAACAACTCAAACCATGCGAAGGCGTGGAAAGGAAAGATGTTGGGCGAAGGCCGCGCTGTTCTGACGTTCAAGGACGTGGAGGCGATCAAAGGTATGGCTGAGGCGCTCTCGCGCCATCCAATCGTAAAAGCTGGCGCTCTTAACGGAATGATCGAGCGGTCGATGTTCTGGAAGGACAAGGAAACCGGCCTATGGATCAAGTCGCGCCCTGACAGCATTCCAGGCGATAGCGGCGATTTTGTCGACCTTAAAACCACCATCAGCGTCAAGTGGGTTGATTTGCAGCGTGCCATTGCCGAGCACTCCTATCATCAGCAGGGAGCCTTAGTGCGCGCCGCTGCGCGCGTGGTACTCGGCATCAAATCGCCAACCTTCACGCTGGTGTTCGTCGAGAAAAAACCGCCCTATTGCGTGCGCGTCGTCACGCTCAAGGACAACGACTTGGACCGCGGCGAGCATGCCAATCGCGCGGCCCTTGACGCGATGGCTCGGTGCCTCGCCTCGAAGCATTGGCCCGGTCCTGGTGGCGAGCGCGAGGATGCAGAAAATATCGAACTGCCCGGTTGGGCACAAACACAACTTGATGACCGGATTAAATACGGCATCGCAACCTGACGGAGTGATCGATGAACCAAGTCACGACGAGAGGCGATCTGGCACGCATGGGCCTCGATGCTTTGGACCCACAGAAGGCCGGAGCTGTTACCGTCTCGCATTCGGCCGGCGGCGTCTCGTTCGCCTCCGCGATGGAGGTCATGGAATTTGCCAAGTTGATGTCGGTGTCCGCCACGGCCGTGCCGAAACACCTACGCAACAATCCAGGCGCTTGCCTGCGCATCGTGTTCCAAGCGATTGAATGGCGCATGTCGCCTTATGCGGTGGCCGACAAGTCCTACGAGGTAAACGATCGCATCGCATACGAGTCGCAGCTTATCCATGCTGTGATCGAGGCGCGCGCGCCGTTGCTCGGGCGTCTTGAGTGCGACTATGAGGGCAATGGCCCCGAGCGTGCTTGTATCGTGACCGGCGTTTTTAATGGCGGAGAAACGCGCGAATATAAGTCGCCGAAGATCAAAGATATCCGGGTTAAAAATTCCCCGCTGTGGGTTGCCGATCCAG